AAGGAAACCTGGGATGATACATCAGGCAAATTGATTGAGGAGATAGGAAAGAAGGAATTGGAAGCTCTAAAAGGTATAATAGAAGATATTTAGTATCATGGGACTATCTGAAGAATCAAAAGGATTATGGGCAAACATCAGAGCTAAAAGAGCTCGTGGCGAAAAGCCTGCTCGTAAAGGTTCTGAAGCTCACAAGAAAGCAGTAGCAGCTGCCAAGAGAATAAATGCACAAAACGAAGAGGTTGTAGATAACCAAACCCCTTCAAGTGACATGGACTATCAAAGAGTCATGAAAGCAATGGCTCAAGATTCTATGTACGAAGACGAACCAAGTCAAACAACAACTACTGGATCCACCACAGCAATGCCAATGGGCTTCTATGAGACTACCATATGTAATCGTTGCGCAATCGCACTATTAGAGGATATTAAGTCAGGTAAATTTCCAATCACGGAAGCAGAGTACCAAGGACGTAAGGTTCCGTTGGGAAAGCCAATGAGAGGTGACGTAAAAAAATTCAAAGTATATGTTAAGAAGGGTGACAAAGTTGTTAAAGTAAACTTTGGGGATCCTAACATGAAGATAAAGAAATCAAACCCAGCAAGACGTAAATCATTCAGAGCTCGTCATCGTTGCGACACACCAGGTCCAAGATGGAAAGCTAGATACTGGTCTTGTAGAAAGTGGTAATATATGATAAAGCTAGCTAACCTCCTAAAGGAATATACACCAAGCAATTCAGCTGACATAGATAAGGCTGTGGATGAAATTAAAAGATTAGGCGTGCGTAATCCGATTAATCCAAAGGAATTTATTATAGATGGCAATGTTTCGGTGGAGATAGCAAATTGGGATGGGCGTCTATGGTTCTCTAGCCTATACTCTATGGATCGTGGTCAAGGCAATGCTGAGCGTGTAATGAAAAAGATAACGGACATAGCTGATAAGTACAATGTAACGATTGCCTTAGATGCAGAGCCATTTGGTACTGGTGCTAATAGGTTAAACAAGAGTCAACTAATTGCATTCTATAAAAAATTTGGTTTTAAGTTTGAGAAAGGAGAAGAAGGCTTTGGAGACATGGAGCGAGTAGCAAATACAACAAACAACGCATAATGCCATACACAGCAAGAAAAGTAGGAGACCAATACTGCGTCTACAAAAAAGATGGAGGAGATAAAGTTGGATGCACAGACGGCAATAAAGAAGCTTTGCGTAAGTATATGGCAGCTTTGCACATTAACGCAAAGGAAAATACGATTCGTGAGATAATCCGAAACCAGGTTCGCAAGATTCTAGGAAAATAAGTTTAACCAAACCCCACTTAAATGGAAGGTGATAGTAGGCAACAAGAAAATATCAAATCAAACCATAGCAACATGGTGCATGATGGCAGCTCTGTTCTTCAATCCTCTTGGATTCGATATAGTGCAGTATTGGCTGATGCAGGCAACTGGCAGTCTATGGGGCGCCAATTTCGCTTTGTATTGTATAGCGGGATTGTTTTTTGGTCTATCCATCTTATTTCGCTTTTATTCTAAAAAGTAACTATTTATAGACATGAAACTAATGAACCTCATACCACTCCGAGAAGTGGAAGAAGATAAGTCAACACCAGAACTGGTAGGACTTCCATATTTCCGTGAATTTCAAACAGCACACGGATACAAACCTATGTTCAAGTTCTTGGGCATGAAAGGAGAAGAGATGATCTTCGAAGCCGATGTAGAAGACTTCGGTATGTTTGATCTGATCATCAGCGATGCTAAGTTGATTGCTAAGGTAACAGAGAAGACTGCTATCTTTGGCATTGTTTACACTCTAACTGGATTAGAGCGTTTTGATGCAACAGTTTGTGCAATGAAGCAAAAGGATGGTGTAATTGAGAGAATTACATTTGACAACAAAGACAAGAAAAACTTTGGAGCAGCACAAACAAACTTTTTAAAAGTCATTGAAGACCAGAAGTGATGTTTAAAGTACTAGATTACAAGTTAGTACAGCACCCATACATTAGTGAGCCACTACCAGACGAATCTGTGTTCGAAAGGTTAGTGGCTCCTGAGTTTTTTGATAGATTTGGATACGAACTCACTTACATAGAGAGTCTATATCACCAACATAACAATATTGCAGGACACGTACTAGTTCCAGGAAGTCCAACAGACGCAGCAGCATGTATCCAGGATTGGATGGTGCAAGAGGAACAACATCCGCACATCTTTCTAGATCACTGCCATCTTAACACAAGATATGCTTATGAGGGAGAAGCCTTAGAGCAACTTAAACGTTTGAGTAAAAAATATCCACGATTAGTAAAAGTACTAAACATAAAACCAAAGTACATGGTTGATTTTTGTGTGGATTACATCACTGAGGATAAAGTAGTTGAGTTGATCCATATCGAACACGACTTCCACGACTTTAATCAATACAAAAGTCATATAGCTTTCTGCGAAGTCTTCATATCAGAAACAAATTGGAACAAAGCTTATAGAGACTTAAAGCCGTTTTTTGATGGAGAATATGACTACGATGAGTATGCTCAAGCACAATATAAAGCAAAATACTTTGGATTTGATAAGCTAGATTACCTGCATGAGCCAAAAATGTTATCGTATAAGAAGGTTTACTGATATTTATTTAAAAACTACACCAATGCGTATTACAGAATCACAATTAAGAAAAGCAGTTCGTCGTGAAATTGCTGCAATTTTAAAAGAGGAGGATGAACAAAATCCTCAAATGGGCGGAACAGCACCAGAAGAACAACCTAAAGAAGAGCCAGAACAAGAAGAGGTTAGCAAAGCAACCAGAATGGCACAAAAGCTTGTAGAAAGAATTAAGCAAGATAGCGAGCTTACTTCAGCTGAATCAATTACTGATATGTTCATTGTATTCCTAGAATCAATGGGATTTAGCAATGAAACAAAGCTACAAGTTCTTAGAAATGTTAAAACAGAAACTGTACGATAATGAAAACTTCACACATAGTAAAACGTTTACAAGAAGACACGGCTTACCAAGAGTTTTTTAAGAAGGCTATGGATAAGTTCGGCATTAGCTCCATCGGAGATTTGAGTGGCGATAAGAAGAAACAATTCTTCAACTACATCGATAAGAACTACACAGCTAAGGTTGAAGAAAATACCATGCTTATGGGAGACCCTGCTGTAGCAGCTAAAGTTGAGATGGTAATTAAGACCTTACAGGATATTGACGTAGATGGCGAAACAATGCAATACATACTTGAAAAAGTAGGAATGGTGGAGCAAATGCAACACCAACTAACTCCTGGAGGAATCCGTTAACTTACTAGGAGCTGATAAAAAACAATAGTTACGTATGTCAGAAAAGACTCTCAAAGAGATAATCAAAGAGGAGTACGTTAAGTGCGCCACTGATCCTTCATACTTTACAAACAAGTATTGTATGATTCAACACCCCACAAGGGGTAAGATTCCGTTTCACTTATATCCATACCAAAAGGAAACGTTGGATCATTTCTTAGAGTACGATAGAGCAATCATCCTAAAGTCTCGTCAGCTAGGTATTAGTACCCTTATTGCTGCTTACAGCTTGTGGTTGATTCTATTCCACACAGATAAGAACGTACTTGTAGTAGCGATTGATCAGAACACATCTAAGAACCTTGTAACAAAGGTACGAGTTATGTTTGATAATCTACCAAGTTGGTTAAAGATGAAGTGTGTTGAAAGTAACAAACTCTCAATGCGCTTATCAAACGGCTCTCAAATTAAAGCAGTAGCAAGTACAGGAACATCAGGACGTTCAGAAGCGTTATCGTTGGTTATTATTGACGAGGCAGCTTTCGTAGATGGTGCAGAAGAGTTATGGGCATCACTACAACAAACACTATCTACTGGAGGACAGGGTATATTGTTATCAACTCCAAACGGTACTGGTAACTTCTTTCATAAGATTTGGATTAGAGCAGAGGCTGGTGAAAACAAGTTTAAGACTATTAGATTACCTTGGCAAGTGCATCCAGAAAGAAATCAGGAGTGGAGAGATAGACAGGACGCCGAGCTAGGAATGAGACTTGCAGCACAAGAGTGTGATTGTGATTTTAGTAGTTCGGGTAATACCCTTGTGGAT